AGTTAAACACTGACCCCAGTTCACTCCTGGATACAAACGGCACTACAAGAGTGGCTGCCAGTACCTCAGGGGCAACCGTAACTGGTACCCTGGCTATCACAGGTAACATCACCCTGGGTGGCGATGGTTTGACACTGGGTACCCATACAGCAGGGAACTACGTTGCAGGTATAACTGCAGGTACAGGCGTTACCGTAGCAGGTTCAGGATCCGAGGGTGCAACACCCACAGTATCTATAGGCCAGTCTGTAGGAACTTCAGACACAGTTCAGTTTGCCGAGGTTAGATCCACAGGCAACGTCACAGCCTACTACTCAGACATGAGACTTAAGACCGACATCCAACCCATAGATGGAGCCTTAGATAAGGTTATGTCCCTCAATGGGTTTTACTTCAGACCGAATGAGATAGCTAAAGATTACGGTTATGAAGACAAGGTGGAGGTAGGGGTCTCTGCTCAGGACGTCCAAGCTATCATGCCTGAGGTAATAGCTGAGGCTCCTATCGACCCTACATACATGACGGTACACTATGAGAAGCTAGTACCACTACTCATAGAATCAATTAAGGAACTAAAGAAACAATTAGATACACATAAGGAAGGATGTACCTGTAATGGCTATCCAGTCTAGTGGTGTCATATCCATGGATAACATCCGTACTGAGTTTGGTGACACTGGTTCCATAGCCCTAAGTGAATGCTATAGGGGTGGTAGTATCGTTCCATCGACACTGTCGGATACGGCTACTGCAGGATCCACTTCAGCAACTACTCAGAACTCAGGCCGTAGTATTGACACTGGCTTGACCTTTAATGGCAGTAACCTATTTAGTTACTCTAGATGGTCAGACAACGGTTCAGCTAACATTCAGTCATGGTCGTTTACAGTAGATAAGACTGGTACATATAACTACAGTTTTGGATACTACTACGGTGGCTTCGGTAACCCTAGTACAGCTACAATCGTTATAGCTAAGAATGGCACTGAGCAGCTTAACCAGGGGTTAACATCTAACGACAGTACTGCCTATTACAACGGTAGCTGCACAGCGACTGCAGGGGATACGATTACAGGGTCATTCACAGGTTCAAGTGCAGGTTGGTCTAACAACTCATTTAACTTTGGTGGAGACAGCTCCTCTACAAAAACAATTACAGTAACTGTTAATGCCAGTGTGCCTACATCAGGAACAATAGAATTAGACGACTTCTACTCGGCTACTAACTCCATATAGGTGACACCATGTTTAAACTACTTGTTTACGCCTGTATGATTATAAACCCTAAACAGTGTCTTATACTTGAAAACACTGAGTACCCAGTTATCTATGAAACTTTTGAGCAATGCAAAGAAAGAGCCTTAGTCATAGGCAGTGAGATACCAAAGTATATAAAAGGCTACAGGGCTGTTAAGTGGAAGTGCAGTGAGGTTAAGGAAGGTCGTTTCATATGACATCTAACGACCAGGTAGTATTAGACAAAAAGTATGAAGACTTCATGTCATCTCTCAAGGAGAAAGACAGTGTTCTTTATTACCAACTTAGATCAAAAGAGAAACCAGTAAAAGAAAGCAGTTAGTATGGGTAGTAACTTTCCAATTAGAGACTTAGGTTCTGTTGGAGTTATATCTGATAAAAGCTCTTACAACATACCAGTGAATGCATTTAGTGAAGCGTTAAATGTTCGGTTTGACGAGGGGAAAATTCGTAGGTCACCAATCTTCAGAAACGTAAAAGGATCACTGGGATTTACCCCTCGTTTCTCTTATGGTGTCGTTCCATCGACAGGATACGACAGTGTATTAATGATTTCCGACGCCTATGTTATCAATGAGTATAACTCAGGTGTCGTATCAGACAGAAGTGGTTCAATCAGTGGCAGTTCAGATCCACGACCTTTTACAGGAACTACTCTGTCTTCCGTAACTTATATTAACAGAGAAGACCGTGTCCCAGTATTTAGAAACTCATCAGCAACTAACTTCGCTGACTTAACTAACTGGCCTACATCTTACAGGTGTGCATCACTAAGGTCATACAATGACTTCTTAATTGCACTCAACACAGTCGAAGGGGCTAGTAACTTCCCTACTCGTGTAAGGTGGTCGAATATTGCCCTGGCAGATAACGTCCCTGATAGTTGGGATGAGACAGACCTAACTAAATCTGCAGGTTTTAACGACCTGGGTGAGATGCAAACAGGTATCATCGACGGTATGCCTTTAGGTAGTAACTTTATTATCTACTCTAGTGACCAGGTATGGTTGATGGAGTTTGTCGGTGGTACGTTTATATTTAACTTTAGGAAGTTATTTACTGACTGTGGTTTGATCAATCAAAACTGTGTAGTTGAAGTAGACGGTAAACACTATGCCTTTGGTGACTTTGACATATACGTTCACGACGGAACATCTAAGCAGTCTATATGCGATGAAAGAGTAAGAAGTTTTATCTATAACAGCCTAAACAACACAGCCAAGGAAAGGTTCTTTGTTCAGCATAACCCAACATTAAATGAGATATACTTCTGTTACCTATCAGGTGATGCCCTGGTAAACTTCCCTAATGCTAACAGGTGTAATAGAGCTGCAGTTTATAACTACAGAAACAACACCTGGTCATTCATGGATTTACCCAACGTATCTTCAGGTACAGTAGCAAACATAAACTCTATCGTAACCTATGCAGGTGCAACTGGTCTAGAGTATGACCTAACAGGTGGTACCTACTACGCCCAGGAAGACAGCTTTGACAGACATACATTAATGGTGGGTGAATCAGTCACTGCAGATGGTCTGACTTCAGACAAGCTATTTGCATTAGACTTATCCGATGAGGGGCGTGTTGCCTTTCAGCTAGACACTGAGGCCATAAAGCCATCCCAGGTAGAGCGTATCGGCATAGACTTAGATGAGACAAAGGTACCCCTTAGTGGCTACAAGGTTATCAACGCCATATACCCACAGGCTACAACAACGAACTCTAACAAAGACATAATATTTACATTTGGTGCATCAGACATACCCAACTCACTGCCTACATATGGCATCTCAACAACCTTTAACACAAGCAGTGACTATAAGATTGATAGTCGTTCATCAGGTCGTTACCTGAGTTACAAGATACTTGTATCAGACAACAAGGACTTTGAGATATCAGGTTTCGACATCGACATATCAGCTACTGGTGCAAGATAAGGAGATAACATGGCAGTAGATAGTAAAACTAATGTAGTTGTCCAGGGTTACAGTCGATCTCAATACCCAGTATTTGAAGAGGGTATGAGAAGATACCTCCAAGAAGAGCTACAAAGATTAGAGAATGCAATTAGGCAGCTGCAGATAGCTGCGATAGTCGTTGCAGACATAGAGCCTGAGAACACTATTAAGGGAATGGTCAGGTATGCTGTGTCACCATGGGATCCATTGTCAAATGGGTTTAGTGGTTTAGTCGTTTACAACGGATCATCATGGGTAGCAGTATGACATTAAACAATCCAGTAATGCTAAAGGCCTCAGTTACGGCTTATCAGCATAAGTTAGAAGATGCTATTGATAAAGGTGAAGTAACAGACGTTATGGATCAATGTACTTTACAGCATCACTTTGCTGAATATTTAAAAGAGTACGATGCAGGTGTCTATGCTAGAGAAATGTTTATTCCTAAGGGTGTAACTGTCGTTGGTAAGATACATAGATATTCACATTTATCGTTTTTACTTAAAGGTAAGATAATCGTTGTATCTGAGTTTACTGACAGGATTACTATGGAGGCACCTTATACCTTCGCTTCACCTGCAGGGTCTAAAAGAGCATTCTTTGCTTTAGAAGATGCTTTACTAACAAACGTACATATGACGAGAACACCATATGAAGAAAACCTTCCTGATATTGAAAAGGAAGTCATAGCAGAAAGTTACTCAGAACTAGGTATGGAAGAACCTGACATAGAACTGTTTAACAATAATATCTTAAGAAAGGAATAATATTATGGCATGGGGTGCGATAGCAGGTGCCGTCATTGGTGGCGTCATGAACAAACAAGCAGCCAAGAAAAGTGCTGCAGCTATGGATAGAGCAACTGAAGCTCAAATGGCAGGGTTTAACTTAGCCAAACCATACCTTGAATACGGATACAAAGGTGGTCAGGCAGGTCTAGACTATTCATTAGACAAGGGTGCCTACACTGGTGACACCTATGCCAATATGAACGACATGTCTACGGCAGGTTATAACTACATGAATAACTTTGGCATGGGTCAGATGAACAATGCACAGAACTTCATGAACCAGGGTTCTCAATTCGCCAACAACTACTCCAACTTATATAACCGTGCAGGTCAGGATGCTATAGGAGACGCTACAAACTATGCAATTAATAACTCTTCTCCGTTGGTTCAGGCAGCTATGCGAGACAGTACAAGACAGCTTAATGAACAGACTTTACCAGGTATTAACATGGCTGCGTCAGGTAGTGGCAATGTCAACTCCAGTAGAGCAGGAGTTGCTGACGCTGTTGCTCGTCGGTCTTATGATGACCGTATGGCTGATGTAACTTCAAACATACAGGATAACTTAGCCAATAGGTACTTAACTCAGAACCAAAACCAGTTTGCTAATCAGATGAATGCTAACCAGGCTCTTGCCAACACTTATAACCAAGGATTTGGCATGGGTGGAAACATAGCCAACATGATGACTGGTGCAGGTAATGCATTCCAAACAGATTCACAGAACCAAATTAATGCTGATAAGGCACAGTTTGAAGACGACAGGGACTTTCAGTTAAACCAGTACAATAAGTTTATGTCAGGTATATTGGGTAAGGCTCCAAGTAACTCATCACAGAATGTAAAGCCAAACCTATACAATCCTAACATGAGTGGACTTATGGGAGCCATACAGGGCTTTGGTATGGGTGGTAAGATTGCTAATGCCTTCCAAGGCTTTGGTGGTGGTCAACCTGCAGTTCAAAATGACATATATCCTACTATAGGAACAGGTAACACAGGTTATGGCTTTGGGTTTGGTTAATGATGAATCCATACGGCTACTTAACTAACTACAGTAATGCCGTAACCCCTCCTTTATTAGACTTAATACTACAAAATGAAACAGGCCATCTATCTCAGAAAGACAGGTGGAACCCTTATAAGTCCAAGTCTAGTGCAGGTGCTATTGGTGGTTATCAGCTTATGCCTAAGTACCTTCATGACTACGGCTACGGCATGGATCCATACATCCAGGCAGACGCTGTAAACCCTGAGAAATCTAGGGAGATAGCAGGTGAGCTAATTAAGGGTTACTCAGGTCACTATGGATTTACTAACCTGGCTGATACATTAATCGGCTACAACATGGGTGCCAAGAAAACCAGTGACTGGATAAAAAGAGGCAGGAACATAGAAGAGCTTCCTGACGAAACTAAGGCTTACCTCAAAAGAGCCAAGAACTATATCGACCAAAACCCTGACAAATATAATATAGCCAAGATCAATCAACAGATGGCTGAAGAAGGAACTAATGAAATGAATATGTTCACCCCTAATTACTACAAGCAACTTCAAGCACAAAACTTTATAGAAGGTAATAGAAGAGACGGTGAAGACCCATATAGTGAAGGCTATGGTTTTTATGGAATGAACGCACCTGCCCCTGTATTAGCTAATCAACATATTGTCGGTAATCCTAACAATAATAGATTTGTGTCACCTGAGACAAACGGTGTTTTAACTAACAACAACAATATGATGTATGAAGCTGCAGCAGGTAATAACAACGGTGTTATGTCAGCTAATGCAGATACTTTATATGGCAATGAAAATCTTGTAGGTCAGGGCAACAATAACACACCCATACTATCAACCCCTAACTATGTTGAATCCCCTACTCTAATGAGAAGAAGAGACAGCCAGGAGTTAACTAAGGGTGTAAAGTATCCTGAAGATATTGGTCTAAATGAAATGCTTATCCGTATTGGTGGTGCAGGTTTAGCTAATGCAAGTATGGGTGGTAACAGACAGGTTGCTGATGCCACTGACATGTATGGTAAAATCATGGACTACAATCGTAGTCAGGGTCTAGCAAAGTATAAGATAGATGTGGCTAATGCTCAGAAAAATGCAAAACAACTAAGAGCTGACCAAGATTACTTAGGTAATATAGACCAGTCACTTGGTGATATGGACAAAGCTTTGGCAGGTCTTGAATCTGTTAAAACTAATAAGTTTAAAGGTTTAACTGGTGTATTAGACGGTACAATTATAGCTTGGTATGACACCCTTAGAGGAAACCCTGAAGATAAGACAAGGTTATTACTTCAGAAACTAAAAGTCGATGACACACTACTACGAGTAGCTCAGACCAAGGGTGCGATATCTAATGCAGAAATGGAATTATTTATGTCACCTGCTCCTTCCGTGGGTCTAAATCAAGAAAGCACATGGATAGCTTGGATTAACGATAGAAAGCAAGCCTTACAGAAAATAAAGGCAAGACTGACAGGTAATATGCAGGTTATCCCTAGCCAACAGGCATCTCAGTCACAAATCCGTCACGGCGTTCAAATTACAAGAGTAAAATAAATATGGCTCAGTATCAAATTGGCAATCAAGTCTATGACATTCCTGATAACACACCTCAAGCGACTGTAGATAAAATATTAGATGAATTAGCATTGGAAGTATCTCAGCAAGGCAACAATCAACAGCAAGGTACTGACGGTGTATTTGATTTCGCTGCTGACCAATTTCAGAAACTCGGTGGTAAAGGTATCGAGGCCTTTGGACGAGCCACAGGTTTAGAGGGTGTAGAGAAATACGGTACCGATGTTGTAAAACAACAGGAAATAGACATTACCAAAGGTGGATACAAGTCAAAATACAACAAGTCATTCTCAGATACTTGGGATGAAGACGGCTTAGAGGCTGCATTTGGATGGATAGGTGAAAAAGTAGCTGAAAACTCAATGACTACAGGTGCATCCTTAGTCGGAGCAGGGGCAACAGCAGCAGCAGCCCTTATATCAGCCCCTGCAGCCTTATTATTCGGTGGTGTAACTTTAGCAGGTAGTGCCTTACTGGGTACAGGTGAAGTTGCAAGTGAGATAGAAGACAAAACTGGTAGTTATGACCCTAATTTAGCAGTCGGAGTTGGAGCTATCATAGGTCTACTAGACAAGTTTGGTGCAGGTAAGGTCATACCTAAAGATCAACTAGCTAAATTAAGTGCAAAACAGATAGCACAGAGGCTCAATAAAGCAGGTTTCAAAGAGGCATCTAAAGAATTTACAAAAAGAACACTTAAAAAAAGTGGTATTGAGTTTGGTACTGAAGGAGTACAAGAAAGTCTTTCTATGGGAGCCTCAGCTCTATCAGGTGGTGAGTATACACTCAAAGAAGCTAGAGATAGGTTTATAGATGCAGGTGTAGTAGGTGGAGCCATGGGTGGTGGTGTATCTGTCGGTACTGATGCAGTCACAGGTGGTGTAAACACAGTAAGAAAAGTAAAAGACGGTGTTACTTCAGTATTTGATAAGAAAACCAAAGAGCCAAATGACCCTGAAGGAGCTACAGAATTAGCAAACAGGCTTAATACAATAGCAACAGCTAACGACTACAACCTTCAAGACTTAGATAAGATGTCCACAAAGGGTGCAAGAGAGACTGTAGACAAAGCACATATACAGGTAGCTGAAGAGCTGAAGCAGTTAGGTAAAGACCTTAAGGAAAGGCTACAAGTAAGCCCCACTGATGAGTTATCAGTTGTTATCGACAAGGTGTTAGCCCAGGCAGGTCAAAGAGAGGCAAGAAACAAGACTAAAAGCACCGTAGGTAAGCAAGAGTTTGACGCTATAACTAGATTAACAGGTGACACACTCGAAGGTCAAAGAATGCTGTCTTTAATGAGGCAGATGAATGAGTTAACCGAGTTACACAACTCAGGATACCAACAAGGCCTATCTAAAATAACTGACAACTTCTCCCCTATTGGTGGAGGCATTGGTTATGACAAAGGTGCTATTAACACCGAAAAGGTATTACGTCCTATAGCCTCAGGTGGAGCAGCTTTAAGTACTGGTGGAGCATCTTTACTCGGACAGCTTGGTATTGTTGCAGGTGGACGAGCCATAGACAAGTTAAGAGGTGTTAATAAGAGTGTTGTCGATCAATACATCCAAGACAATAAAGACGGTGACGGTATTGACCTTGGTAACAACCCAAGTCTTAGACAAGATGCCATAGATAAAGCTAAACAAGCTGAACAAGAGGCAATACTAGCAGAACGACAGAAGTTACAAGAGCAACAAGACCGAGAGGCGTTAAATGCACAGCTAGATCAAGAGAATGCATCCCCTACTCCTAACTCACCACAGTTTATAATGGAAGACGGAACAGGTCTAACTAAACAACAGGTTGAAGAAGTACTACAGCTTATTGAGCAGACACCTAATATTAATCCTGCTTTACAAAAGGCTATAAATGACTACAGAAACTCAGTTCGTATTGGTGGTAATGTATCAGACCTGTCACCATTAATAAGGGCTGTTAACGCAGCTGTAGAAGCTAACGGTATCCAAAGGACTAACCCACAAAACCAAAGCACGATGCAACAAAATCAGCAGATGGGTGGTCGTCCTAGCTATCAAAACAGTCCTAACTACCAACGAGGTATAGACGACAACCGTGCCTTTGCAGATGAGCTTATAGAGGCTGTTAACAACGACAATAACTTAAATGTTGTCGATAAACCTATATTAACCCAGGCACTTATGAACCTTAAGAAGAACCTAGGCTCTAGGCCTATGGAAACAGGAACAAGAATAGTTGAGGATTTGGGTACTAGGCTTAAAAACCCTGAGGCTATACAGCAATATGTCGTTCCTTATTTAGATCGAGTTACACAACAGCAGCCTAATCAACAAGATAACACAGAGATTATTGATGAACAAATAACACCATCAAACTTTAACGAAGGTGACCCTATTTTAGGTGCAGAGTTAGACCCATTTGGTTTAGGTGATATGATTGGTATCACTAGTGATGCTATAAGACCGACACCTGAAGAATTACAACAAATGCAAGATGGTACATTTAAACCTGAGAAGAAACAGTCATTAGTTGAGGCTTATGGTGGAATACAAAAGTTATGGGAAAAAGCCACAGGAAGAACAACACCATTTGAAAATACACCTGAGAATGTAGAAATTATAGCTACTGCTATGGCTCATGAAGGTATTAAAAACATAGGTTTAGATGGTAATGCTATTGGATGGTATGACAGAAAGTTAAAAGCAGCTAAAGTTATTATAAGTTCAATAGAGCCAAGGTATCAAGGTAATGAGGCAGCATTTGATTATGCTTTAGCCGTTACATCTAACGGTATAGCTGTAGCTGATAACTTTAACTATGCCATGGAAGTATTTAGAGAATATTTAGACACAGGAAGAATGCCTGAAAACTTTGCCAAAGGTGGTGAAAGAACACAGGCAATGCAAAATGCTTTCAAGTTCTTTAATGCATGGAATGACCAGTATGGTGGAAGAGGTAATATGCCTCTTGAAGTTTGGTTAGATTTAGATTTCACAAGAAGAGAATTACAAGAAGAACTTAAAGAATTTAACAAAGCAAACAATACTGACTTTCAGTTATCAGCTCAAGAAGGCTTAGATGAAGTTGTTAAAGGTAGTTACATACTCGGAGCTAAAATAGGACAAGGCTTTTATCAAAACCTTAGAGGTAACTATAACCCTCTTACCATGGACATATGGTGGATGAGGATGTGGAACCGTATGGTTGGACGGCCATTTAAAGCACCTACGACTGAAGCTAATCTTAAAAAAGCAAGAAATAAAGTTGAACAAAGGATGAAAGATCCTAAGGCCTCAGCTTTAGAAAAGCAGATTATTAAGAAAAGTTTAAAAGATCTAGGTTTGAAAAGAGCAGGTTTATATAAAGACACTAAAAGATTTGATGCTTTAATTACACAGCTCCATAAAAATTGGAACAGTTATTATAAAAACTATCAAAAGATTAACAAAAAGAACCCTGCCAAACCTGCATTCTTTAGGACTGTTGGAACTCATGTAAAAAACATTAATGAAGGTCTTATGGCAACACCATTTGACGCTAAAGAACGTAGTTACATGAGGTCAGTAACTGCTAGAGCTATTGAGTTAATGTCAGAAAAAGGGTATAACATTAATACTGCTGATTATCAGGCACTTATGTGGTTTCCTGAGAAACAGTTAGCTAGAAAGCTAGGTATTCAGCAAGGAAGAGGCGAAGATAACGATTATTTAGATGCAGCAATATTACTTGCACAGGCAGAAGGATTAACAAATGACCAAATCAAAGAAACACTCCCCACAACAGAACGAGGAGAGTTCGATGTTGGATCAGGTACCATCGGACAAAATGCAGGACTTCGTTCAGAGAATGATGGCCTTGGGCGAGAGGAAATTAGCCGAGAAGAACCAATCCTCACAATCAATGCCGATCCTCAGCTCGGAGGAAGTCAACGATCAAGGGGAAATAGAAATAATAGAACCCTTCAACCTACCCCTACAGAAATAAACGATGTATTACCTACAATACAAAAAGCGTTTGAAGTAGGTAAAAAGGGATCACCACACGAAAACGGACTAAACGTTACTGAGGCTCTGCAAATTGGTAAGGCTCTTGGTTATTCTATACTAATGGTTCCTGACAAAACAAACATGAGGCGTTTGTACGGTAGGCCTATACCTAGTGGGAAAGACTTAGCAGGTTTTGCTTCACAAGGTATAATTGGTGATAAGATAATCCCACAAAAGATAGCTATAAAAGAAGCACAGTCTAAAAATGATGAGGCAAGAGCTATATTTACAGCTATTCACGAAGTGTCTCATGGTTTATCTAAACAAGGAGGTAAAGGTTCAAGCACAGTTATGGACATGGGTTACGGCAGGAACAATGCCTTACCTAAAAGGACGTACAGAGGTTCTGTAGAAGCTGACCTGGCTGTTTTATTTAACCGTATACATGCAAAAGTACCTGATGCTAAACTAGGTCAACGTATTGCTAATGAAATGAAAAGTATACGTTTTGCATCCTTTGCAAGAGAAGGGACTAACTTAACACCTTTTTTAAAAGATGATTCAATAATACCTAGACAAGCTAGTCTTACTAAACGATTTATGGATCAAGCAAGATTAGATATTATTGAGGATAATGTTGGTAGAGATAGCCCTGATTACATAGCTGCTGAACAATCAATGCAGGAAGAAAAAGCAGAAATAGATGGTTATGAGTTAAACATTTCAGAGATATTAGCTGATAACATAGCTGCTTACTTAATTGATCCTAAGAAGTACAAAAGCATTGCACCTACAGCTGCAAAGTTTTTACAGGATACTTTAAACAGTAAACCATCGTCTAAGTTTGTTAAGTTCTACGCTAACCCACTAGCAGCTGTATTAGCAGTTATTATGTCGGCCTTAGCATTAGACGACCAGGAAGAAGAAATGCCTGAAGGAGCCTTACAGCTCGGACAGGGAGCATTGAGTGCCTGATCTTAGGAAGTTTAGAGCCAAGTCACCATCAAAAACCAGGTTTCCTCAGAAGGCTCCTAAAAGAAACTACTTTGCAACATTGATGGATACTGAAGAAGGTAGAGCATTACGACAGTCTTGGTCTACTAAGAAAAGAGTTAATGGTGGCCGTCCACGAGGGGTTCCTGACGGCTACAGAAAAGAACAAATAGAACCCATAAGAGCAAAAGAAAAAAGGAAAGCAGAGAGGTTGGTTAACATAATGGCTGAAAAGTATAACATTGAAGACGAGTATGCAAAGAAAGCATTAGTTACTGCAGTAGAAGTAATGAATATGGTCGGTGAAACAAGAGAACGACTAGCTGCAGCAAGATTGGTATTAGACTTTACCAAGCAAAAACCTGCTTCTAAGAATGAAGTGGCTTTAACTAAAGCAGAAGACTTCTTAGCGTCTCTTGTAACTGATGAGAAAGATGGATCCGAAACTAAAGAAGGTTAGAGAACGACTTCTTTATGAATTTCCTTTTTATTCTAAATCTGCACTAAAGATAAGAACAAAGTCAGGTGATATTGCTCCACTTACTTTGAACCCTGCCCAGTTAATATTACAAAAGGCAGTAGAAGATCAACAAAAGACAGAAGGTAAGATAAGGATAATAATCCTTAAGGCTAGACAACAGGGTTTATCAACTTATGTTGGTGGTCACCTGTATTTTTCTGTATCACAACAAAAGGCTCGTAAGGGTATGGTTATCACACACCATGCCGATAGTACCAGGGCATTGTTTGATATGACAAAAAGATATCATGAGAACTGCCCTGAAATACTAAAGCCACATACTAAATACTCAAGTAGAAGGGAGTTAAGTTTTGACATCCTCGACAGTTCATTCGTGGTCGCCACAGCAGGTGGAGACAGCGTTGGAAGAGGCGAAACGATTACGAACCTACACGCTTCAGAATTGGCTTTTTGGCCTAAGTCGTCAGCTACAGACATATGGAATGGACTTTCTCAGGCCGTCCCTAATACACCTAATACAGCGATATTCATCGAAAGCACTGCAAACGGTGTGTCAGGTATCTTCTATGATTTATGGAAGGGTGCTGTCGAAGGTAAAAACGGTTATGTACCAGTGTTTATCCCTTGGTTCACTGACCCTGATTACCGTGAAGAGGTATCTAAGAAGTTTAAGAGAACACCTGAGGAAAGGGATCTTGTTAAAAAGTATAAGCTAGACAATGAACAGCTTATGTTTCGTAGACGTAAGATAGCTCAAAACGGTATTGACTTATTCAAACAGGAGTATCCTTCATTTCCTGATGAGGCCTTCTTAACAACTGGTCGTCCAGTATTTAACCCTGATCAACTTCAGAAGTTATTACCTGACACTAGAGATATAGAAGAAAGACTTGCACTGGAAACAGATGAATGGGTAAACCACAGCCGTGGTGAACTTACAACTTTTTACAAACACGACAGTGGGGAACAGTATGTCATTGGTGCAGATGTGTCTATGGGAATACGGAACGGAGACTACTCCGTGGCCACAGTTCTCGACAGTAAGAAAAGACAAGTCGCAACCTGGCGTGGACACGTCCACCCTGACTACTTCGCTACAGTATTGTTTCAACTGGGAAGTTACTACAACGAAGCGTTTATCTGTGTAGAAAACAACTCACACGGTATACTTACCTGTACAAGGCTAGGTAAAGACCTGGGTTACCCTAACTTCTACACTGAGGTTCAACACGACAAAATAACTGACAGAGAAACAGTGAAACTAGGTTTTACGACTACTGTTAAAACTAAACCCTTAATCATCGATCAACTCAGAGCCTCTATGAGAGAGAATGAGTTGGAACTGAATGACAAAGTCACAATTCGAGAAATGCTTACTTACATAGTCACTGAAAGTGGTTCTATGGAAGCTGAACATGGATGTTTTGATGACTGTGTTATGTCACTGGCTCTTGCCAACTATGTGCATCAAGGAGCTTGGGAACCTGCAGAAAGCACGGATGAATTTTATATGGAAATGGTATAAACATGGCTAAAATAGAAGAGTATACTAAATTAGATGACAACGACATTGTCACTATATTAGAAAGTAATATCAAAACTTCTGTCGGATACTATGACAGTGAGCTGTCAAAAGAACGAAAGAGAGTTACTGAGTATTACAATGCCACACTCCCACGTCCTGCACATGACGGTAACTCAAAGTTTGTATCTCAGGATGTCTATGACAGTGTTGAGGCTCTTAAGGCAGCTCTATTAGAGACTTTTGCCTCAGGTAACAACATCGTCAAGTTTGCACCTCAGAATGCTGATGACGTCGAGACAGCTGAGGTATGCAGTAAGTACACTGACTACGTTATGTTTAGACAGAATGATGCATTCAAAGTCATGAACTCAGCCATCCACGACGGCCTTACCTCTAGAGTTGGTGTTGCTAAGGTGTTTTGGGATGAAAGAGAAGAGATTGTCGAAGAGGAGTTTACCGACCTTAACCAGGATGAGTTAGACATGCTACTTGCCCAGGATAATGTAGAGCTTGGTGACAGTGAGACAAACGAAGTTGGGTTGATATCAGGAACTATATTAACTTCCAGGGACACATCCCAGGTATCTATTGAATCACTAGCTCCTGAAGAATTCTTAATAGAGCCACAGGCTAAGTCACTAGATGAGGTAAACTTTGTAGCTCATAGAACTCGTAAGACACTTACTGAATTAAGAGAAATGGGATACTCAGAGGAGCTGCTAAGTGAGATTGGTTCAGACCATGAAGACGTAGAGGTAGAGACTGACCCTGAGGTATTAGCTCGTTTTGAAAGCATTGGTGCAAGCCGTGGCTCAGACAGTAAGGGTTACCAAGACCAGGTAAGAGATATCATGGTATACGAATGCTATGTAATGCTCGATAAGGAAGGCACTGGTATTGCCTATTTATATAAGGTTTGTAAGGCAGGTAACGTAATACTTGAGTGTACTGAGGTAGACCGTAAGCCTTTTATAGTGTTTACTCCCCTACCCATCCCTCATGCATTCTACGGATCAAACTTTGCATCTAAGGTTATAGCTACACAAAACGCCAGGACTATCTTAACCAGGTCAATCCTAGACCATGCAGTTATCACTAACAATCCAAGGTATATGGTTGTTAAGGGTGGCTTAACTAACCCTAGAGAATTAATTGATAACCGTGTCGGAGGCCTGGTAAACGTATCAAGACCTGATGCAATATCACCTATGCCTCAGGCACCTTTAAACCCATTTATCTTTCAGACATTACAGGTGTTATCTGAGGAAAATGAAAATACTACAGGTGTCTCAAAGTTATCCCAAGGCTTGAATAAAGACGCTATTAGCAAACAAAACTCAGCAGCTATGGTTGAGCAGTTAGCCACTATGTCTCAGCAAAGACAGAAGATAATAGCTCGTAACTTTGCAAATCAATTCCTCAAGCCTTTGTTCCATGAAGTATACAGGCTTGTTGTCGAAAACGAACAGTATGAAAAGGTTATCGATATTGCAGGTAACTTTGTCGAAATAGACCCTACTAGTTGGAAAGAAAAAAGAGATGTGATGGTTGAGCTTAAGCTCGGTTATGGTGAGCAGGAAAGAGACGCAGCCAAGTTTATGCAGCTACACTCCCTATTCTCTCAAGACCCTAACCTACAGCCTATGTATCAGCTACCAAACAGATACAACATGATGAAAGAGGCATTGCAGAAACAGGGTATACTAAATGTCGAGGAGTTCTTAACTCCACCTGATCAGTTACCACCACCTCAGCCTGATCCAATGCAGCAGATGCAGACACAAATGGCTCAGAAACAACTTGAGCTTCAGGAGCGTCAACAGCAGTTAGCTGAGATGAAGGTGCAAATGGATGCACAAATGAACCAAATGAAATTGGAGCTTGATAAGATGAAGGCCGAGAGTTCACACGCTCTATCTTCAGACAATCAGGATCTAAAAGAGGAGCAACTAGCTCACAAGAAGTACATCGACAAAGCTGAATTAGACGTACTAAGCAAGGCTGAAGATGTACGAGGAATAGCCTCACCTACAGGCTAATAACTACAACTACTTTAGGAGAGTAAAATGAACAAGGAAGAAACTTTAATTAACCTTGGAAACGATGCTGAACAAATTCTGAATATGGAAGTGTTCAACAAGACAATCAACAGAATGGTCGAGGGTTGTTTCCAGGCATTTGTAAACTCAAAACCTGAGGAGGCAGATGCACGAAACAAATCATACGACCACTACCGTGCCTTAGTCGATATCGTCAACACCTTGAGACATGACCTCCAGGTTAGAGACGAGATTTTAGCTAAGAACGAGAAAGACAACAACAGTCAAGAGGAATAGGAACTATCATGAATGACGTTCAACCCCAAAATAACAAAAATACTACAAGTAATCCACTGAGCTTATCAGCAGATGAGATTAGTGATGCAATCCTTGCACGATGGGAAGACGCTGAAAAGCCATCAGAACCTGAGACCGAGGATAAACCTGAAGTCGAAGAAGAACAACAAGAAGAGACTAATGACGACTTACAGGAAGAGACAGAAGAAGACGAGGTCGAAGAAGATGAAGACACAGACCCTGAAGAAACTGAAACTGATGATGAGGATGAAGACGATGATGTGGAAGACGAGAACCCTGTTCTTAGCGACGACGCTCAAGTTGAAATTCAAGTTAATGGTGAAACAGTTCAGGCATCTGTTAAAGATCTTAAGCGACTTTATGGTCAAGAGGCTGCTCTCACAAGAAAGTCTCAGGAAGTGGCAACTCAACGTAAAAACGCTGAAGAAGCTATTTCTAAGTCTAATGTCGTTCTCCAAAAGATGTTGGAGAAAGCTCAAGCAAAGTTTAAGCCCTATCAAGAAGTGGACATGTTGGTCGCAAGTAAGACAATGTCTACGGAGGATTTTGCTCAACTTCGCAGGGAGTATAAGGAAGTAGAAGACGAGTATAAGTTTCTTACTGAAGAAGCTAATGTATTTTATAAAGACTTGCAAAACCAACAACAGGCTCAACTACAAGCTGCAGCAAAAGAGTGCGTTAAGGTTTTACAAGAGGAAATTCCAAACTGGAGTAACCAACTTTATAACGACATTCGTGGTTATGCCATATCTATCGGTCTACCTGAAAACGAAGTTAATCGATATGTCGATCCTAAAGTGATCCAACTTATTAATAAGGCTCGTTTGTATGACCAGGGAAAGAAGGTGGCTACAGTGAAAAAGAAGAATACTAAATCTACTAAAATCCTTAGATCAAAGAAGGCACCTGTTAATGACAAGTCAAGAAGAGCTACTCAACTAAAAGAAGCTACTCAGGCACTTGGTAATGCAGGTACAGACTTAGATGATATTTCTGCAGTAATTATGAAGCGTTGGGAAACCTCATAGTTAACCATCATTTAATGAAAGGAAATAAAGATGGCAGTATTTGGAAGTTATAACCAAGTTGGTATTGCTGAAGATGTCTCTGACATTATCACTAATATCACTCCAACTGATACACCCTTCACTACTCTTATCAAGAGTGAGAAGGTTCATAACCGTACTTTTGAGTATATGGAAGACACCTTAGCAGCAGGTGCTGATAACAAAGCCGTTGAAGGTGCAGCCTTCTCAGCAGGTACTCAGTCACCCACAACCCTAAGAAGTGGTACAACTCAAATTCTTACTAAAGTGTTTGAGGTCAGTTCCACAGCCGACGCTGTCAAAACGTATGGTAGAGCCAAGGAAACAAGTTACCAGTTAGGTAAAGTCCTTAAAGAAATTAAGAAGGACTTAGAATTTGCATACGTTGGCCAAGACAACGCTGCAGTAACAGGTGACTCTTCTACAGCTAGAGAAATGGCTTCTGCAACTCAGTTAATTACTAACTCAACTGATGCAGGTGCTAATGCAACTGATGCATTAACAGAAGCTAAATTCTTAGTAGCAGCTCAAGCAGCTTATGATGCAGGATCCGAGCCGAATATTCTAATGGTAAAACCTGCAGATTCGCTAATTGTTGCTGCGATGACAGGGGCTTCAGGAAGATACAGAAACTTCAACGACAATACTAAGACATTAGTAAACGTGGTTGACTTGTATGTGTCTCCATTCGGTGAGTACAAGATTGTGCTTAACAGACACCAGTTATCAACACATGCATTCTTAATTGACCCTGCAATGTGGAGATCTGTTGTATTAAGACCTTTTAGTAGAACACTACTAGGAAAGACTTCAGACGGTGACACACACGCTGTTGTCGGTGAATACGGTCTTAAGCATATGAACTTTGGTGCAGACCATATGATCACAGGCTTGTCCTAACAACTAATTGTATGAGGGTAGATGTTTCATGCTCTCCTTAACTTTTGCCCTCATACATTCAACTTAAGGAGATACAATGAATTACGACAAAGATAGACAGGGTAATAACATAATCAACATCAACAGTGACTTTGTTACCCAGGCAGGTGAGACTGCCATGCATCACACTCAGGAAATACCTCAGTGGCATTTAGATAATTTAAAGCAGCAACGTGACGCCTCAGCTTCTCAAAAAGCAGGTGACATGATGAAGGTGGCATCCATACCTGTCGCTGTTATTGAAAAATGGATGAGGGAAGGCTTTGACGTTATGAGAGACAAAAACATAACTGCAAAGGAGATAGTTAACAAACTTAAGAATGAAAACTTAGATGCATTCTTAACAACTGAAAAGAGTTTATAGATGTCGTTATATGAAAACATAAACAAGAGAAAGAAGGCAGGTACATCAAGGCCTAAGTCAAAGTCAACTATATCAAACAAAGCCTACGCTGACATGAAGTCAGGGTTTACTAAAACAAAAAAGAAGAAAACAAAGAAGGGATAAGCTATGAACTATGGTGATCTAAAGACCCATTTTAACAACGTCCTTAACCGTTCAGATATCACCACAGCTTTAACAACTACCTTCATAGACCAGGGTATAGCTCGTGTTCAAAGGCAGTTAAGAACACCAATGCAGGAGGCGTTAACAACATACACACTTACTGAGCAAACTGAGTATATCACGCTGCCTAATGACTTTCTTGAGATCATTAGCCTTTACTACTTAAACACTGAGTTAACTAGGGTTCCTATGTCTAAGTTTAGGTCGTTAAACGCAAATAACTATTCAGGTAACCCAACACACTTTACCAGGCAACAGGAGAAGCTATACCTGTTTCCACAGCCAAGCTCAGGAAGTGTTTACCTGTATTATTACAACGAATTTACACCTATGACTGCAGACAGCGACGAAAACAACCTTGCAAAGGTAGCACCTGATTTACTCATTTACTCAGCTCTTACATATGCTGCTGATTACTACCTGGACACCAGGGCAGAAGCCTTTGAGAATAAGTTTAACCAGTTCATGTTAGAGATACAGGAACAGGCAAACGATGCAGAGACAAATGGTGGCACACAAAGAATACAACCCACTTACTCATATGCAGACTTTCAAGACACATACTCAAGCAGCTCACAATCCTAGAGGTTAACAAATGTCATCATCATCATTCTTTAAAAGTTCAGGCACGTCTGTAACTATACAAAACACAATAGACACTCTTATAACGGATGCCGAGGCTGCCAAGACTTCTGCTGAAACAGCAGCTACTAATGCAGCATCCTCAGCCAGTCTATCGTCTACATATGCCAACAACTCAAGTTCTTCAGCAACAAACGCTGCTAATTCATTAAATTCAGCACAGACAGCTCAATCTGCTGCAGAGACAGCTGAGACTAATGCTGAGACTGCTCAGGCAGCTGCTGAGACAGCAGAGACCAATGCTGCATCCTCAGCATCTACAGCTTCAACACAGGCTTCTAATGCCTCTACAAGTGCCACTGCAGCTGCATCCTCAGCATCTACAGCCTCTACTAAGGCTTCCGAGGCCAGTACCTCAGCTACTAATGCAGCCACTAGTGAGACTAACGCTGCAACAAGTGCAACGAATGCAGCTAGTTCTGCAACAACAGCCTCAGGCCATTCCTCTACAGCATCAACCCAGGCGTCTAACGCCTCTACCTCAGCAACCAATGCTGCAACCTCAGCTTCAGCTGCATCTACCTCAGAGACAAACGCTGCCACTAGTGAAAGCAATGCCAGTACTTCAGCAACTAATGCTGCTACTTCAGCCTCAACAGCAAGCACCCAGGCTACGAATGCAGCTAACTCAGCAACAGCTGCAGCTACTTCAGCAACTAATGCATCTAACTCAGCAACCTCAGCTGCAAGTTCAGCCTCTACAGCTCAAAGTCTTTCAGACAGCTTCAACAACATTTACTTAGGTGCATTAAGCTCTGCACCAACACAAGATCCTGACGGTTCAGCCTTAGACTTAGGTGACTTATACTATGATACAACCCAGGGAGAACTCAAGGTATACAAAAGCAGTGGTTGGGCAGCTGCAGGTTCTACAGTTAACGGAACGTCAGCTAGGTTTCACTATGATATAACAACTACAACTGGAACAGTTTCAGGTTCCGACGCTAACGGTAACACCCTGGCTTATGATGCAGGGTATGTCGATGTATTTGTAAACGGTGTTCGCATGTCTACAGCAGACGTCACAACCACTTCAGGTAACTCTATTGTCTTTACAGAAGACTTGGTTAATGGAGATGACGTAGATATTGTAGCCTACGGAACTTTTGTAATCACACAGCTTAATGCAGATAACCTAGACAGTGGCACAGTGCCTGATGCAAGATTTCCTGCAACATTACCTGCTATTAGTGGTGCTAATTTAACTAATCTTGATGCTAGTGATTTGGCAAGTGGCACAGTTCCAAGTGCTAGAGTAAGTGGTGCATATACTGGTATTACTGGTACTGGCACATTAACAGGGCTTACTGTAAATGGTAACCTCTCAGTAGATGGTGGCACAATCAAGCTAGATGGTAATTATCCAGTTGGTACTGGTAACGTAGCTTTGGGTGATGCTGCTATGAATGGTTCTATTAGTGGAACTTACAACACAGCTATTGGCGATTACAGTATGCAACCAATGACATCAGGTGCATCTAACACAGGTGTTGGGGGTTCTGCACTACGTTTTGTAACTACTGGTTCTTTCAACACAGCAGTAGGTCACCAGTCACTTAAATCAAACACCACAGCAAACAACAACACAGCAGTTGGTTATCAAGCAGGTTTTAGTAATACTACTGGTGCGGCATTAACGGCGATTGGTCAAAATGCACTACGTTCAAACACTACTGCAAGTAATAACGTGGCTGTTGGTCAAGATAGTTTATATACACTTACCACTGGCACGGCGAATGTAGTCGTTGGGACTGCCGCCGCAAGGGGTATGACAACTGGCAATTACAACACTGTTATGGGGCAAGAAGCACTTAAAAACAACACCACAGGCAATGAGAATACATCTATTGGATATTCATCTTTATTTAATAACACTGGAAGTGGTAATACATCTGTTGGTTCTAACTCTTCATATTCTAATACTTCTGGAGGTAGTAATACAGTCTTAGGTGGGTCAGCTTTTTATGATAATACTACTGGTTCTCAAAATGTAGCAATAGGAGTAAGTGCATTAGCCAACAACACCACAGCATCTCATAACACAGCTGTTGGTCATGAAGCATTATACGCAAATACCACAGGATATGACAACGTAGCAGTTGGTTATGCTTCACTTTACAACAATACAACAGCACTTAATAATTCTGCTTTGGGATATTATTCGCTATTAGTTAATACTACAGGGAGTGCCAATACAGCTCTTGGGTATGGTACTTTGGCACAAAACACCACAGCATCTAGCAACACGGCTGTTGGTGAAAATTCTATGGCATTAAATACTACTGGTGCTAACAATGTTGCAGTTGGTAGATTAGCATTACGTTATAACACCACAGCATCAAACAACACAGCTGTTGGTTATGAGTCTCTTTATAGTAATACTACAGCAGGTGAGAATACAGCAGTAGGTCAATATTCTATGCGTTTCAACACTACTGGTTTTGGAAATGCTGCATGTGGAGGATCATCGCTTTATTCAAATACAACAGGAATATTAAACCAGTGTTTTGGTTATACTGCAGGTTCAGCTATAACAACAGGCTCTTCAAACACTATCTTGGGTGCTTACAGTGGCAATCAAGGTGGCTTAGACATAAGAACATCAAGCAATAACATTGTGTTATCAGATGGTAATGGTAATCCGAGAGGTTATTTTTTAGGTCATGCTTTTCATGTAGGTGGTGGAAGTATAAGTGTTAATGGTGTTGGTGCTTCAAATAATATGCACGGACTAGTAGCTAGTGGGTCTTGGGCGTTAGCACTTCAACAAAATACTACAAGTGCAGGTGGTGGTAGAGTTTTAGGTTTAAGAAATGTGACAGACTTTAACAATACTAGTAATGAAATTATTTCTTATAATGGCAATACAACACAAAGATTTTTAGTTGTTTCTAATGGTAATGTAACCAATACCAATAATTCATATGGTGCAATATCAGACATTAAACTTAAAGAGCAAATCACAGATGCTTCATCGCAATGGAATGATATTAAAGCGGTAAAAGTTCGCAAATATAAAATGAAAGATGAAGTTATTGCCAATGGCGATAGTGATGAACTGTGGAAACTTGGCGTTGTAGCACAAGAAATAGAAACAGCAGGAATGGGAGGTTTAGTAGATGAACGCATAGACAGAGATGAAGATGGAAATGATGCTGGTACTACCACAAAATCAGTCAAATATAGCGTAATCTACATGAAAGCCATCAAAGCGTTGCAAGAAGCTATGGAACGTATTGAAACATTGGAAGCTAAAGTAACAGCATTAGAAAACGCCTAATATAACTTAAAAGGAGAATAAAATGGCAGACGAAAAAACAACAGAAGAAATAGCACAAGACTACACAGCTATGGGTCACTCAGTAGACCTTATCAATGCTATCATTGCAGGTACAGCAATGGCAGATGATACAGCAGAAGAGAAACAAGACTGTGTTGATAGGAACGTAGCACACTTAGAGATTATGGTGGCTAAAGACTATTGGACAGATGAAGATATGACAGCAGTTAACTCTGCAATTACAGCAGGACAAGGTTACACTGCTTAGGGAGTAATACATGACAAGAGCAAAAGACATATCCAAGATAGTCACTGATGCAGACTTCAGTGGTACTCTTGATGTAGCAGGTACAGTGACAGCAGGTGGGTTGACTGTTAATGGAACGGCAGATGTTGATAATCTTATTATTGACAATGCAGGTAAAATATCTTCTGTAGGTCAAATAGAGTTTCAAGTAGACAACGACAATAATCAGAGTGGTACATATTTTGGATTTAGTAGAAATAATACTACCTCTGAAAGAATTGCACTATTTCAAGAAAACGGAGACATCAGCTTCTACGAAGACACAGGCACAACAGCAAAGTTCTTTTGGGATGCTAGTCAACAGTCTTTGGGTGTTAATACATCAAGTCCAACTTCAGGTTATATGCTTCATGTTGGTGGTTCTTCAGGTGTTCACACTAAAGTAAAGATTGAAGCAACTACTGCTACTGGACAAGCAGAATTAGATTTATCAGCTGACCCTGCAGGTGTTTCATATCTTAATTTAGGTGATGAGGATTCTTACAATATAGGTTATTTAGGTTATTTTCATTCTGATAACTCAATGAGATTTCAGACTAATTCAGCAGAACGTATGCGTATCACTAGCTCAGGCAACGTAGGCATAGGTACTACTAGTCCAAGTGGAGCAGCAGGAACAACACTTGCTATCAATGGTAGCTCTGGTCAAGCTAGACTTGCTTTAAAAAACACAAGCAC